GGCCCGAACACGCCGACCAAATCATCAAATACTTACAAGACCCAGAAAGGCACAAGAAATGACCCGACCAACCGACCGACATGCTGAACGCATGAAACGAGCCCGTATCAAGCTCAACGACGCGCCGGCAGCACGCAGCCACGCCGAACGCATGGCAGCCGCCCGAGGCGTGCACGTCCACGGCGACAACATCCGCACCCCGTACCGACAACGAGCCCGCATCATCAAGCACCGTGAGGCCGGCGATGAGTAGCGGCGGCGTGTTCTTCGTCGTCCTAGCCGGCCTGGTCGTGCTGACACTGTTCTGGGGCTGGCTGTACGTCAAATGGCAAGTCGAGCACGGCGAACCGTGGCGAGAACGACAAGCAGCAGAAGAGTTCGGGCCGCTGTTCGACCTCGAGCCGAGCAAAGACCACGTAACGCTCGACCGGTCGGCGCAGCGCTTCCGGTACGTCACGAACTGGAACGAAGTCAGAAAGCAGGCTGGCCGATGACCCTTCCATGGTGCACCCGTTGCGGCCGCTACTTCGACGAACACCGATACAACGACCCCGTGCCCGAAGTCGTACGCCTGGCCTCGGTGCTGTGGAACGTACCTGTGCAGCAGCTGCTGTCACCGTCACGCAAAGCCGCCGTCGTCGCTGCCCGCCAGCCAATCATGGCCGTGCTCTATCACCAGTTCGACATGACCCTCGCCGACATCGGTGCCGAGCTTGACCGTGACCACACAACGATTCTTCACGGCATCCGTCGGGCTGATCCTGACCGTGTCACACAGCTCACCGAGGCTGTGACTGATGGTTGACGACCAGGCCGCCAGCGGAAAGAGTCAAACGCTGGCGGCCCGATCGTTGACACGCTGGTGATCGTGCGGATAGCGTGCCGGTCGCTTCTACAACCGAGATGCATTGTACTACATGCACGGCGACAGTCAGCCGACCAAATGACTGCGCGTCAGGCACGTCACGGCCTGGTCGGCCCTCGAGGCCGATGCCCGCAACGGGGCGAACACTTCAATACGTTGCACAACGAGCTCGCCGGCCGCAGGTGTCACCGTGTCCCCGCACCTGCCGAAGCAACACGGACCAGCGAGCACACGACGGGACCCGCCGAAGTAACGCACGGCGGCTTGTGAGCGAGCAACTGCCCGATGGGAAGACCGATCACAAAGACCAACAACGGCGCAAAAATCTGCGGCCGTGGTCTTGATCGCTCGCGCCCACCCTCAAGGAAGGATGACGTGCCCTACGTTCCAAAGAAGCAAGACGGTCACGTCAAACAGCACGGCCGAGCGGCCTACCGCAAAGGCTGCCGATGCGAACGATGCCGACACGCCGAAGCCAGCTACCGCCGCCAGTACCGCCAAGCACGACGATGACCGTCACCCTCGACGAGCTCAACGTCGTCGAGCTGCGCTGGCTGTGCCGACAGTACGACCTGGCTGAGAGCTACGACGCCGACGACATGCGTTACAGAATCCGACGAGCACGCAAGCAATGACCCAACAGCACCTCGAGCTCCACGATTGCACGACAATCCTGACAATTGACGGCAAACGGTGCCAAGAATGCGGTATTAGGAAACCGCTAAACTCATACGGACGCGACGTCTACCGTGGCGACAACCTCGGTCGACGCTGCCGGCGATGCCTCAAGATCCGTGGCCAACTTCACAAGCAATACCGGCACAAACTTGTTCAACAGTTCTACGAACGACAAAAGGGCTTGTGCCCAATCTGCAACAAACCGCTCGACCTGGACAAAGCACCAGCACTTGACCATCCGCACAGCGCCGAAGCGATGCGCAACGTGCACACCCTCGCAGCAGCGACCACCGGCCTACTTCACAGCACCTGCAACCGAGCGCTGGGCATGCTGGACGATGACCCAGTTGCATTACGACGCGCCGCACGCTACCTGGAACAAACACGGCGATACGGACAGCTCACGCTCGACCTATGACTAGACAGCCTCAAACGGCCGCAGATGGCCTTCGTTTTTTTCATGACCCCTACACCAACACCCCAGCCCGACCGGCTTTCCCTCTCCCCGAGAGGGGCCTGGGGTGGGGATATGGTGTGTTCTATGACTCTGGTGAGGGAAGAGGCATAAGGTCATGACTGGTTACAACCACCGCCACCGCCAGGCTCGTGCTGAGCTGCTTGCTGACCGGCCGGTGTGCGTGTGGTGTCGTGGCGCTGTGGCGACCGAGGCCGACCACGTCCCGCCGCTTGCGTCGTTCCCGCCTGGCGAATGGGTCGGGCAGTACGTCCCGAGCTGCGGCCCATGCAATGCTGCTCGAGGCGGCCGGCTCGCTGCGCAACGCAAAAAGCCGAAACCCGTGACCTCGAGGAGATGGTGACGATGGGCCGACACCGCAAAGCTGTCGAAACGTACCTGGAGACTGCCGAGGGCGACCCGGTGACGGTCGAAACGTGCCGAGGGCTGGCTGATCGGTGGGATGCGATCGAAGCCGGCGCTGACGGTGCCGGACAGATACCGCAGATAGCGGCTGTTTTGCTTCAATCCTGCAAAGAACTGTCCATCCCGCACGAGGATGCCCTGGCTTCGCTTGAGAACGCATTGAAGGCCATATGACGTACCCGGCGGCCTTGCACGCCACACCTGCAAGCGACTCACCGAGCCGAGGGCACTACCTCGCCCAGGTCGCCGAGCTCATGGGCCTCGATCTGTTCGGCTGGCAGCGGCAGGTCGCTGACGTGGCCCTCGAGGTCGACGACGCCGGCCGCTACAAACGTCGCACGGTAGGCCTGTCAGTTGGCCGGCAGAACGGCAAAACGGCGCTGTTGTCGGCCCGTATCGGCCTCGAGCTGCTCGCCGGCGGCCATGTCGCCTACACCGCCCAAGACCGAGGCGGCGCACGCCTCAAGTTCCAAGAAACGGTCGAGATGCTGCGGCCCGGCCTCGGCTCACGCTTCCAACAACTACGGCTCGCAAACGGCAGCGAATGTCTCACGATGACGAACGGCGCGTCGTTTCGTGTTGTGACCCCGTCGAAGGATGGTGCCCGAGGCCTGTCGCTCGACCTGGTCGTCATCGACGAGGCCCTGGCCCATCCGCTTGAGCTCGTCGGTGCCCTTGGTCCGACAATGTCCACAAGGCCGTCGTCGCAAATGTGGCTCGCCTCAAACGCCGGCACGAGCCAGTCGCAGCTGCTGCGCCACTATCGCGACCTCGGCCGTGCTGGTGACTCGCCCTCGCTGGCCTGGTTCGAATGGGCTGCAGCCGACGACGCCGACCCCGACGACCCGCAAACATGGCTGGCAGCAATCCCGACGCTCGCCGAGGAGCTCGGCGTCACGATGGCCGCCGTCGAAGACTTCCACGGCACCATGACCACCGACTTGTTTGATCGCGAGATCCTTAACCGCTGGCCGCTTGAGTCTGGTGATTACGCCCTCGACCTGGCCGTGTTCGCACAGCTCGAAGAGCACGACCTGCCACACGGCGAAAAGCTCGCCCTCGGTGTCGACGTCAGCCCGATGCGAGACTGGTCCACAATCGCTATCGCATCGCAGACCGGCGACCGCTACTTGACCGAGATCGTGGACCACCGGCCCGGTGTCGGCTGGGTACCCGCACGCCTCGCCGAGCTCGCACAGCGCTGGGGCGCAACAATCGTCATTGACGCCGGCGCTGCCGCTGGGTCGCTGCTGCCACACTTGCAGCATCTCAACACGCTTGAGGTCGGTGCCCGTGACTACTGCGCCAGCTGCGCCACCATGCACGACGCCATTGTTGACGGAAAACTGGCTCACCTCGGCGACAGCATCCTTACCGACGCAGTCGCCTCAGCGACCCGCCGGCGGCTCGGTGACCGGTGGGCATGGAAACGCACGAGCGACGAAAGCCCGATCACGCCGCTAGTGGCTGCTAGCCTTGCGCTATGGGGCGCAATCTCCGTCGCGCCGAAACCGACCCCGCAGGTGTTCTGATGTATCACGCCGCCCTACAGCTCGCCGGTATTTTGCTGGCGCTCGTTGCTGTGCTCATCGAGTTCGGACTGTGGCCGGCGGTATTCGCCACCGGCATCGCTGTCGTCATCGTGTCCGCTGCTCTTGAGGCTGGTGAAGCGTGATCGGCGACCTGATCCGCAGAAACGTCGAAACGAGGGCAACGACCATCGAGCTGCCCGCCCGCAGCATCACCTCGCAAACGCTGTTCGGCCCGATGTCAGTTACGCGTGACACGCTGCTGTCTGACGTTGTGGCGAACCGTTGTTGCACTCTGATCAGCGATCAGCTCGGCTCACTGCCAATCGCAGCCGAACGCAACGGCGAAATGGTTGAAACGCCGGCGCTGCTGTCCGCTCCCGAGGTCGACCGCACCCGCTCCGAGTTCGTCGCAGCCCTGACAACGTCGCTGCTCATCAACGGCAACGCCTACCTGCTCGCCGGTAACCGCAACAGCCTCGGCTTCGTGCAAAACGTCGTCCTGCTCGACCCCGAAGCAATTCAGGTGTTCGTGCAAGACGGCCGGCCGCAATACCGCACAGCCCGAGGCGCGCTAAACCCCGAGGACGTCCTGCACATTCGCAACTTCACCCTGCCAGGCCACGTCGTCGGCTACGGCCCGCTCGACTACAACCGGCAAAGCATCGCCCAGACGCTCGCAGCCGACCAGTACGCAGCACAAGCGTTCACGACCGGCGCGCTGCCCGACGGCGTGCTGCACAGCGAGAACGAGATCACCAGCGACCAGGCCCAGGACCTGAAGGCGGCGTGGATCGCCGGCAACGGGGGCAGAAACAGAGGTCCGGCAGTCCTCTCAGGAGGCGTCAAGTACCAGCCGCTTGAGTTCTCATCGGTCGACATGGAGCTGCTCGACAGCCGCCGATACAACGCCGAACAAATGTGCACCCTGTTCGGTGTCCCACCGCACCTCGTCGGCGTGCCCTCGCAAGACTCGAAGACGTACAGCAACGTGCAGCAAGACTCGCAGTTCTTCGTCCGCTTCACGCTGCGGCCGCTAGCAATCAAGATCGAGGAAGCGCTGTCAACGCTGCTGCCTCGAGGTCAGCGAGCCGTGTTCAACTTTGACGCCGTGCTCCGTGCAGACACGCAGACCCGATATGACGCATACGAGACAGCGCTGCGAGCCGGCTTCATGACAGTCGACGAGGTCCGAGCTTTGGAGGGTTTAACGTGACCGAAATCGAAACAAGGACCATCAGCTTCGACGGTATCGAGACACGCACCGATGACGACGGCTTCCGGCACCTGGTCGGCATCGTCGTGCCCTGGGCCGGCGAATACCGCATGCCAAACGGCCTCACCGAATCGTTCGAGCGTGGCGCATTCACAAAGACGCTGCAGGAACGAGGCGACCGCATCCCGCTCTACCAGCAGCACGAATCACGCTCAACGCTGCCCGTCGGCACCTCGGTCGGCTACGAAAACACGAACGACGGCCTCGTGATGGACTTTCGCATGGCCCGCACCGAACGAGCAGCCGAAGTGCTCAGCCTGGCCGATGACGGCATGGTCACCGGCCTGTCTGTCGGCTTTATCCCTGTGCGCTCAAGGACCGAGACACGAGGCACCGGGCAACACGTCGTGCGACTCGAGGCCCGCATGGACCACGTCGGCTTCGTCGCACAGCCGGCCTACGACGGCGCACGCGTGCTCGCTGTGCGCCACTTCGACGCAGACGACCCCGAGATCGCACCGAGGCTCGCACGCTGGCGAGGCGCATTCGCATGACGATGAAGTCCGAGCAGCTCACCGTCGGCCAAACCGCTGTGCGCATCCTCGAAACCGAGAACACAAACCGGCACGTCTACTTCCACGACGACAGCAGCCACCCGGTGTACCTTGGCGG